TTTTTTTTCTTCTTGAATTGCATAAGGCATATAGGTTTCACCTATATCACCTTTGATTTGTTCAGGAGTAATTAAACCTTTGAACAGTTCTACCATTTTAAATGGTTTCGTTTCATCTAGCTGACCCCTTAGTTCTTCTTTTATTCTATTTATTGGAAATGCATTAACTGCATTATTTAATTCTATTTGTTCAAAATCTTTTTCACTAAGATTATCTCCTATGGGACATACAAATGGATTTTCAAACGAATTATTTTCTTGAATAATTCCGTTTTCTTGAATAATTCCGGAAGCCATTATATAATTACTATATAAATATAATATAAAATATTTTGTCACGTTTTAGTATTTTTATTTTTTTATTTGAATTTATTATGATATACATTTTCTAGAATGAATACATCAATCAATATTTCGAATATAATAAATTTATATACTAAATGGGGTTCTAGTGATTATATTGGGGAATCCATTACACAGATAGAACATAGTTTACAATGTGCTAGGTTAGCATCACAAGATTCGCGATTGGATTGTTATGATAATTTCATTCGTAATTGTGTTATTGTTTCGGCTTTGCTACATGATATAGGACATTTAGTTGGATTAGAAAATGGGGAAATGGAGATGCGTTTAGGAGTTGGAGAAGATGGTGGTGCAAATCTAGGTATAGTAGGTCATGAAGGTGTTGGAGCTGCATTTTTAAAAGATTTAGGAATGCCTAGTTTAGTTTGTGAACTAGTGGCAGGGCATGTTCCTGCAAAAAGATATCTTTGCACTATTCGCACGGGATACTATGACGGTTTAAGCGATGCTAGCAAACAAACTATGCAATTACAAGGTGGTATGATGAATACTGATGAATTACGCGCATTTCGCAGTGGTGTGATGCCGGAATTAAAGGTTTATTTAAGAGAATATGATGATGCTGGTAAAAAAAAAGATATGAATTTATCGAACACATCTAAAATGCTAGATTATAAAACACATCTTGAAACAGCTTTTATGCATGGCCGGCTATTTGTTTAAGATTTCTGTGCTTTTGTGGTAAAGAATGCTAGCCGTGCACGGCGCAAATCTTCTTTAGTTAGAGGAATTGGTTCTTCTACTTCAATCTCTATCTCTGCCTCTACCTCTAGAGTATTATCTGATGTGTCTTCTGTAGTATCTGCAGGCTCGACTTCAGGCTCATCATCTAGAACAGCTTTCCTTGAAAGCTCTTGCATTCTATCGTGTTCTTCTGCAGCTGCATATTCCGCATCTTGCCGTTCACGTTCTTGCCGCCATTCACGCAGCTCAGCTTCCTGTTTTACTTTTTCGCGGATTCGGGCTTCTTCTTCGTCTTCATCAGCTAGAATACGATTAATGTTTGTTTTTCCATTATATGCGTGCCCGGTAGCTTTTAGACGCTCTTGTGCTTCCATTCTAGCAATTTCTTCAAGAACTGCATCCATATCATCACCCGGATTTTCTTGAACAGCAGATGCGCTAGCCTGGTTATTTACATGATTTGTTTCTGCTGTAAATTCTTCCGCTAGTTGGCGTGCATATTCAGCATCAGCTTCTGCTTGTGCTTGCAAATGAATTAGATGTTGTTGACGTTGGAAATCATCATCTTCAATTGCTGCAGATACACCAGATGTATCTGATGCTTCTACACTTAATGCAATTGCAAGCTCCATGTCAGCATCATATTTTTGCTGTAAGGAAATATCATCCTCTTTAGTATTAGTATTTGACTTGCGACCTGTCTTCTTAGCACCAATTTTCTTTTTGCCTTTTCCAGAATCCATTGCTTATTGATAATATAATAAGTTTTATCAGAAACTCTTGTGAAAGTAGAAAAGCAATATGTAAACAAGTAATATGTAGTAAAATAATTTCAATTTTATTTTGATAATTATTTTTAATTCCAAATTCTTTATGAAAAAAAACTATGATAATTATAGATTGATTTATAAAGTAAAGGTTTCAATGGCATTGCAAACTTGGATTTTACCTATTTTGATTGGTATTATTGCTGCAGTCCTCTTGGTTGCAATTCTATTTAATGACAAACAGCGTTTTGCTGACCTAGGTGCTTTAATACAGCTAGAGACTTCACGTCCTTATTATTATGGTCTAAACTGGGTTCCTATCGACTACAATTCTAGTGTGCCACCAGGTGCAGCTCAGGGACAGATTTCTGGTGCGGAGTCCCCATTATGGATGAATGGAGTAGATGGTACCGCTACATATCCTGTATATAATTACTATCCTAAGGCACCTCTTAACCCTACAAAACCACTTGCAACTAAGTCTAATAATTCTAATGCAGGCACGGGTGTTGATGCAAGCCAAGCTCTAGCCTTTGCAAATCCCCCACAAGTATTTGATCCACACAAAGCATATTATTGGGCTCTATCTGGCGGATATCCTTATCCTTTCCCTGTTATGGTAATGCCACCAACTGATATGGACAAAGTTCGTGGTGTGGAGGATAAGATTTAATGCCAAAAATAAATAGAAATAAAAAAAATGAGATACGCAACACAAAGATGAATAGATGACTAGATGACTAGTGGATTCACTTTGGTGTGGTCTTCAGGTCGGTAGTCGTGGATGTAGTTTTCTGCACCTTGCAAGGACTATCTTCGGGCAGGCTCTGAAAAATGTATGCATCTGCAGCTTGGTTCACACTGGCCATGTAGGCTAAAGCTGCCTCATATCCGGGTTCCCCACGCTTGGGTGCAAATTGCCAGGCTTCTTCGGCAAACATACGTACGCGGGTCCATCTTCTTGCCGTAAAGCTGAAGAATTATATCAAATTGACATTATTCAAATAAAAAATCATTTTTTTTTAATTTTTTACTTTATTCTATTTTTTCCAGAAAATTTCTAAGCTCTAGCATTTAGCATCTAGCATCTATAGAAATTGTGATGGTCTGCTAGAATCAAATGTGAATCGCACCATAGAACCATAGTCATTCACGTATTCAATACAATTATTAGATACTCTAGTGAAAGTCGCTGTAAAAATATTTCCACGTTCGTGTGGGGATGATACAATCGCACAAGAATCTGCATATATACTTGATAAAAAGCAAGACAATGCTAAAGCTTGATGACGATTTCCAAATGCTTCATTAGGTTCAAAATCAATTATTTCATTATTATTGTACGATACTTGTAAAAAACCGAGTTCAGCTAGCTGTTTAAAGAATTGTGCTAGTTGCCAGCGTTCATACAAATAATTGAAAGATAGTGTGCGTGCAGGTTCTAGACCATCGATAATACGTTCTAGAAATGCAAGACGTTGATAAACATCGATTTGCGGGATAGTATTTTGGTTTGATGAAGATTCCATTTTTTGCTATTTTCTGTATAAACCTTGTTTTATTCAGTAATTAAATAATTTTTAATAATAAAAAAATATAAATTCAATTTTTTCTATGATTTCTTGTTAATTTTGCCAATTAATAGTATGTCCTAGTTTGCTTTCAACTTGCTTAAATATATCAGAATTAAAGAATCCTGCATGGGCACTAAGAGGCGAAGGATGCACTGCTGTAATTATTCTAGCATCACCACCGGGACATATCTTGGTTATAATCTTACGTTTATCTTTAGCATAATTACCTAGTAATAGAAAGATGCATTTTGTATTAGTCTCTAGAATAAATCGGATTACATCATCGGTAAATGCTTCCCATCTTTTAATATGTGATAGTGGTGATGCTTGGCGGACTGTAAGTGCCGCATTTAGAAGAAATATACCTTCTCTAGAAGCCCATGTAGATAAATCTCCGTGAGAAAATGTATAATCCCTTTCTGGGAATTCTATGTGTAATTCTTTGAAAATATTAACTAGCGATGGTGGTATTTTAATATTAGAAGGAACAGAGAAAGCTAATCCCATAGCTTGCCCGATACCATGATAACAATCTTGGCCTAGCATAACACATTTAATTTCGGAGATTGGTAATTCAAAAACTTTGAAAACTTGTTCTTTTCGTGGATATGTTTCTAACTTACTACCCGGATTATAAACATCTTCTAGAATAGATTCTAACTGGCTAGACCATTTTTGGAATAATGGATTCCAAGACTCGTGTACGGTATTCATTTTCTGAAAAGAGCAATATAATTCTAGAATATAATATAATTCTAGAATAGATTGTAATTCAATTTTTTCAGCAATAAAAAATAAAGTAATCTAGAATGACAGATTCTGGTTTATGTGCTTATAAAAATATTTTTGGTGTGCCAGGAACAGGTCTACATTCTTATCGTATTATGAATATTGCCATAGTAGATGTACTAGCAACGTTAATCTTGGCATTTGTAATACATCAAATTATCCTAGAAAACTGGTTAGATATACATTGGATATCAATTTGGTGGGTTGTGGCAGCGTGTTTTCTAGCTGGTATTCTAGCACATCGTTTATTTTGTGTGCGAACAACTATTGACAAATTACTTTTTAGTGAAAAGTAATATTCTAAAAAAAATTGAAATTTTTTACGTTGTGTTTTTTTTATATTTTCCCATACGTCTTCTCAAAAGATGTCTGTACCTTGCAAAGAGTTGCCCCTGTTTGTGATGGTGTGCCTGATTATCATCGGTGTTTTCACCATCATCCCGGTGATGATGATTGTGTATGGGGCACGCAATCCCACAGTCGCCTGTGTCTCGCCTTGCATTCTTCATGAGTGCGACATGCCCGAAAATGCTCCCTACATTTTGCCAACACCACCCATCGGCATCAATGTGCAACAAGCACTCATCATTGGTGGAGTCATCGGCATAGTTCTGGAGATTGCTTTCGCCATCTTTGCCATATACAACAAGAATGACCGCACTTGCACACCGATTGTTATACTACCCACCATTCCATTCCTGTGCGCTGCCGCATGGATGATTGTGAGTTTTGTGGTCTATTCACAGACCATACAGCTTTGCACTGCATACAAGAGTTGGTGGTCTGTCGACATGACGGCGCTCAAATGGCTGCTTGGTGCCAACATTGGTGGGATGATATTCCTTCTTGGACCTTACGTGATATCCTTCGCGTGTATGGCAATTTCTGCACCATGTGCTGACCCAAGAGGTTCATCTGAACCTTTTAACACGATGGAATCCTGCTGTTGCTGTCATTACAGCTGTGTTAAAGGTTTCTGTTTGCAACAGCCACAACCAGTTGAAACACCGGTTTAATGGATGATTACTTTCATTCATTGATTTTTTTTATTTTATAGTTTAAAAAAACATTATCAAAAAAAAATAAAACAAACAAATTAAATAATCAAATCAAACAAAAGTTTAAAATGGATATCCCTTTAGATGCAATTTATTATATTAATTTAGATAATCGAGTAGATAAGCGACAACATATTGAAACAAATGTTTTGCCTTATTTCGAAGGAACTGCTCTAGAAGCACGTATAGAAAGATTCTCTGCTATTAGGAATGAAAATGGTGCAATAGGATGTTCTCTTTCACATCTAGAAGTAGCTAGAAAGGCAAAAAGTACGGGAGCACGATATTATTTAGTATTTGAAGATGATTTCGAATTTCTTATATCAAAAGAAGAATTTCGGAAATTCTTATCAGACCTTTTTTCTTCACCACAATCGGATTTTAAAGTAGTTATGCTAGCATATAATGCTTTGCAAAACGAACCTTATTCCGATATTCTCCATAAATCGAATAACGTCCAAACAACAGCAGGTTTTATTGTAAATTGTGCCTATGCAGATGAATTGATTACATGTTGGGAATATGGGCTTAATAAGTTTCTAGAAACAGGAGCCCATTGGAATTGGGCTTGCGACCAGTGTTGGAAAGTGCTACAAAAAGAAAAATGGTTTATTGCGGCAAGAAGAATAGGCAAGCAGAAGCCATCTATTAGTGATATAGGACAGCAATGGGTAAATCCTGAATTCTAAAAAGTATTTTGCTGTCGAGATGACATTAAATACTTACGGATTAATTCTCTAGATACTTTTACAAAGTATGCAATACCATTTTCATAGATAACCACCATTTGTTTTTCTGGAATAACATAGATGAAATCAGTAGAATCAAGTTTTGAAGTTTTTTTAGATTTACTCTTAGACTTGGCTTTCTCTTTAGCCTTTGTATTAATATTTTTACCTCTAGATGTGGTATTACGCGTTTTCTTGTTTTGTTTTGGTTTAATTGGTAAAGCAGACATTGGCTTGCTGATTACAATCTGCTCTGTAATTGTAGATTTTGTAGCAATAGTTTTTGGTGAAGGTGAAGACGATATATACGATTTAGACATTCTAGGAGATACTGGCGTAGTAAAATCAACCAATATCATTGTATTATTTAGAGTAGTTAAAACTGGTTGTAATAGTTTTTTAGTTGCAAGGTTATTAGATTTTGCACTAAAAACAACGTGTCTCCTAGAATTGCTTAATTGTAGATATGAATGATTACCATATTCTATTGCTTTATTTCCGTTTTGAGATACGACAGGAATAGTATTATTTTTTTCAATCTTTACTTCATTACTAGAGGTTAAGTTTATTTGTATTTTAGTTTCATTTTGTAGATTAGATTGTAATCTAGATTTAATAGAATAGTAGTAATATGTATTTGATAAGAAACCAGGATTAATGTAATAATTAGACCAGAAAGACCTTATTAAGAATGATTCATTCATCCTTGCAGACATAATTTCAGGATGAATTGAATGATGATATCGGAACAAAATTAAGAATACTAGCAATGATAGACGTAAGAATGGCCTAATATATAGATATGTAATAAGCCTGAGAATTAGAAATATACGAGCTTCATCTGATAATAAGCCAATCATTTTCTTCAAATTTTTATGATTAATTCTAGCAGATGCAGGATTCCATCCTTCTGATGAAATTACTATATCATTCATAGTTTTAGGTACATTTTTAAATAGTACTGTTTTCTTTCTTTTGCGAACGTCATCCCCATGATAGGTTCGTAGGATATACGAATACAAAGATTCATTGGGTGAATTCATCTTGCCACTAAAGGAAATAAAATACCTAGACAAGAGAATCAATAATCAATTTTCCTTGATATCATATTATATATTCCAAATTATTATAAATTATCATAAGTATGAAAAAAAGCAAAAAAAGATATAATTAGCTAGCACTAATTTAATGTGCTTGTACCTTAGGTGACCGCATCACTTCTGCAACAGTCTTATTGCAGTTTTCTTCTGTCTCTGGAATAGTTCCAAGAGATGAAGGTTGGCCGTAAAATGTGTTGAACTTGCGAACAGCGTCATTGTGAATATTCACCGGCATTTCGCCGTGAGTACTCATCCTGCGATAGAAAACAGGAGGCTTTGGGGGCATATTGGGTGCAGACATTGCTATGGAAGGCAAACGAAATGTAAATAATAAAATAAGCAATTACAAATAAAAAATCAATTTTTTTCAATATAATCGTATTATTTCTATTTTTCTACTTCTAGAATTTTATCCGAAGAATCGTATACCTAATAATTCTAGAATCGTCATCTGCCAATGCAAATGTTCTATCAGATGGTACAAGGGAATTAGGATTGACACTACATTCTAGACGTTGTTGAATATATTCCCGATTGCTAGAGATGATTTCAAAGTCATCTTGGCTGATTTCAATACTGATAGGGTCCCACGGATGAAGACCCATGGCCTTCCGTGATTGCTGGACGTGAGAAATGAACCGCCGCATAGCTGCTAGAGACTCAATATCTTTATTATAAGTAAAATCAATACGCACTAAGATATTCAATTCCTTATTAGAAGTATTACTAGAAGTATTGCTAGAAGTATTGCCAGAAGTATTATCATAAATATCATTATCACCAAATACTGGTTCTAATGTATATTCATCTGGAGATATATTTACTTTATCACCATTGACTAGGGAACAGGGAATAGATTCCTGTTTCTTATCATTATTCTTAGATACAGTATTAGAAATAGACTCTAGCATCTTATAAATTTCGATTGCCTGTTTCTTATATTTCTTACCTAATAATGCTTTATTTGGAACAATAAGATATTTCATATTTCCCTCTAGAGCAGAGTAAGCAATATCAATTACATTTAATTCGGATTGGATTAAATCAATACAGCTCGCAATCATTTCTAATCCTTCAGGATTATTCATGCAAATTTCCAAGTGTTTAATTGGTGTCTTGCTAGATGTATGCGTGGTGGTTTTCATTCTAGCAGCTCGAACCATACGTGATACTCGTTGTAATAAATTAAATGTTTCTAGAGATTTAGTTGCATATTCCATAGTTGCATCTTCTAGAGGAATAACATCATTTATTCTTAGTTGATGAATCCATTTTGTTTTGCTAGATTGTGTGTTTGTGTTAGTGTCATATACGCATAGTTGTTGATAAATCCATTGGCAATAGAAAGGAGCAAATGGTGCAGCTAAAATACACCATTTTCTGATAATCTGAAATAATACACTTGAGGCAACTCGCCATTCGTCTATACCAGATTTACCCTTCAATCGGTCGCGATTGAATTTTAGATACCAATTAGTAATATTTTCCACACCATCTAGAATAGCACGAACTACTCTAGCTAGATTAAAATTAATATTCTTTGTCATATCCTTTGTCATATCCATTCCACTAGATACTTCTTGATTGAGGTCATTTATATAACAAATAATCCATTTATCCATTGCTCCTAGAACCTCAGTTTGCTGGTATTCTAGATATGCTGTTGGATGGAATTCATTACCTTGATGGCGCATATGAGTAATATGTTCTGCTAGAAAATCCCAACAATTCTTAAATTGAATTAAAGTCTTATTTATTACTTGTAAGTCATCCTCACGGAAGGGCATTGGTTCAGCTACAGTAATGCTTGATTGTAGTATATATAATCTAATAGCATCAACACCATGGGTTTCTAGAAGGTATTCTACATCCACATAATTACCCAATTTCTTGGATATCTTCCTCTTCTGATAATCTAATACTAACCCAACAGTGAGAATATTCTTAGCTGGTGCAACATTAAATAGTGCGGTACTAAGAACTAATAAAGTATAAAACCATCCGCGGGTCTGGTCCAAACCTTCCGCAATAAAATCACACATTGCTGCGTTGCTTCCGATATATGAATCAATACGAATACGGCTTTTGGGGTTGAAAGGGTAATGATATTGAGCGAATGGAACCGCACCGCTTTCAAACCAACAATCAAATATATCTAGAACGCGAGTGAATCGCTTCCCATCGCGGGTGAATTCTAAATGATTTACATATTCTGGATGGATATCAGTTAGTTTTTTCCCTGTTAGCTCTTCTAACTCGGCAATTGATGAAATTACGTGTAAGTCGCGACCATCTTCCGAAATCCATACCGGGATTGGAGTGCCAAAGAATCTAGACCGTGAAATACACCAATCTTTGGCACCTTCTAACCAATTATGAAAGCGTTGTGCACCTACGTGATTAGGTATCCAGTTCATGTTTCGATTAAGCTCAATCATCCGCGGTTTGATACTTTGGATATCCACATAGAAACTCTCACATGCGCGATAGATTAGCGGAGTATCAGTACGGTAGCAATAGGGATATTCGTGTCGTATTTGTTGTTGTCTGACTAGTGCAAAGGTCGCTTTCAAGTCTTTTATGACATCAGTCTCGATATCTATAATTAACTTGGTGTGATATTTGGTATCTAATCCACAAATGGGAATCAATACACAATTCTTATCCATTAATTCCAAATTTGGGATAGTAGCCTCAGTAATTAGATTTTGTTCCCTGCAAACACGATAATCATCTTCCCCGAAAATAGGTGCCAAATGGACTATACTAGTTCCAGTTCCGCCATCAGCTAGTTTAACATAATCATCTGCTAGAATCCTAAACCATTTGCTAGTTTTATCTTCTCCGGTGTGCAGTTGTAAATTGGAATAGGTGGGAAAAAGTGGTTCATATTCCATACCTAGCAAATCTTTACCAGAAACAGTTGCCACAATTTCTGCATGCATTCCATCTACAGTGATACCTGCATTTTTAGCAGTATCTTTGCCTAGAATGTAAATATCTTGGCTTTCTAAGAATACAACATCATACTCTAGTTTACTATTCACACAAAGTGCTAGATTAGCAGGTAGCGTCCATGGTGTTGTAGTCCACGCAACAAAATAGATATCTTTAACGCAAATTTTACTATCAATACCAAGTTTTGCTAGTATATTAGGATTTGAAAAGGCTTTAAAGCGAACATACACGGAACGGCAATCTACTTCCTTATAATTCTGCGATGCTTCGAAATTAGAAAGTGGTGATTGTAATGCATAGGAATATGGTGTAATCTTATATCCTCGATAAATTAGTCCTTTCTTATATAATTGGGAAAAAGCCCACCA